TTCGAACTGTCTTGATAATCTCTTCTAAGAACTTAAGCATCACATCATAATAACGAATCTTTGAGATCAATAGTATTTAACTTCTCATCGGCATCCATATACCTCTGTAATGCCTCTTTGTCTCTAACTTTGTATGGGAATGGTTCTTCGACATAAACCTCTGCTGTTGCCTTTCCTGTGTAGTAGTTGTATCTTTCCAACTTTATACGATTATAAGTTCCTCTTGCCTTCTCTCTCAAAAGAGTGATGGTATTGTATAAAGTATAATATTTTGAATGTAGTTGAGGAACTTTTAGTGATTCATCATGTAGATTATCAGGGTCGATTTGAGAATCCTTTTCCCACATCTCCTGAATTTGATCAAGGTTCATAGAGGTGTTCTGTTATCAGCAGCTAATACATTATACACAGTATACTTGAAAGTGACCTCTGCTGTAAAGTAGTTGATATCCGTATCACTTGCCTCAAAATCTAAAGAAGTCAAATATACTGGAAATAAATCTCTAAATTTCACAATAGCAACATCTCTAAAGTTGCTATTTAAAATATGAAGACTTCCATCACTAAATTGATTTTTTAAATCTCTCTGTCCATTAACATCTGTTGTTAAATCTTCAAATTCTTGTGCCGTCTCTGGAAAACCTAAACCTGTCATCCAATTATGAATTGCCATATAGTTGACCATATTTTCGTCAACTAAAAATCTTAAGGAAAAATCTCCATAAGTAAGTTTTTCTCCAGGAATATCAACATCTTTAAGATATGATGGTTGAACTGCCGTTCCTAAACTTATATTGGGAATACTAGCAGAGTTTGAAAAAAAATCAACCTTTGGTTCTTTTGCTAATGTAAATTTAAAACCAACAGGAGATAAAAAATTTCTATTTCCTATCTGCTTATTAAATGTCATCGATATTGTTTTATTTGTATTTAGATAAAAAAAGAGACCCTTTCGGGTCTCTGTGAGAAATATGTGAACCGTGGATCACATAAGGTTTTGAACCTTGACTCTTCTGTAGTAACGGTTTGCGTTAGTCTGCAGTCTACCAGGATTGGTAACAGGAGCAGCACCTTCTGCGAAGGGGTTAGCAACAATACCGTAACGAGTCTTGAAGCCGATCTTAGGCTGGAAAGTGTTCTCTCCAACTGCACGAACCATCTGAAGAGGAACGTAAGGGCAATAGAACAGACCTGCGTCATAAGGTGAAGAACCTTTATAACCAGCAACGTAGTACTGACTACCGGTTGCGTTAGGAAGGTTTGCAGAATAAGGGTCGATATAGACCTTATACTTACCAGCAAGGACACCTGCGAAGGTGTTACCGGTGTCATCAACGTTCAGGTTTGCATTGAGTGCAGGGGTGTAATCAAGTACACCAGCCATGGTCAGTGCGGAAGCAACGTCTGCGGAACACAGAATCATGTTGCCCTTTCCTCTACGAGTTCTTTGTGCGATTGCGTTCGCATCTCTCTCGATTTGGAAAATAAGACCTTTGAACTTCTCAACAGACCAACGTCCATTAGAGTCAACGTCAAGGTCGAAAGTACCGGCAGTAGCAACATTCTGTTGAGCACCGGGTTCTGCAACCTTATAGATGGTTCTGATGACTTCTCTGTTGATTTCCGCAAGGATTTCAGTGGAGAGAATGTTGGCAAGTTCTGCCTCGGCATTCAAACCGTGGATTGCCTTCAGGTCTTGTGCCAGTTCCAGAGAATACTCTGCTTTCAGGGCACGGGACTTAGCAGTAACGGTGACTTTCTCAATCGAGAATGCCATCTCGTTGAATGTCTGACCATCTCCAAGGCTTTCAGAGAATGCGGTGTCCATACCCTGGCCAACGCTATAGCCCTGGTTTGTACCAACTTGGGTGACAGGATTAAGAAGGCCAGGATTGGTTCCGTTTTGAGTACCAGTTCCTAAACCAACGTCAGAACCTTCAGATCCAGCAACATAAGGACTGGAAGTAGCAATTCCACTGTTGGAGAATGCGGTGTTTGCTTCATCGAAGAGTGCTTCTGCACCAGTCTGACTCGTGAAGCGGGAACGCATTGCGAAGATCAGTCCAGTAGGACCGTTCATCGGTTGAACGCCTGCAAGGTCATATGCGACCAAGTTAGGCATTGCACGTCTGATCAATGAGATCAGAACGGGATCGAAGTTAGCAACTCCGGATCCGGTTGAGTTTGTAGGTGCTTCTGAAAGGAACTCACGCTCCTCATTAAGCATCTTTTCTTGGTTCTCCAGAAGAACTGCGGTAACCATTCTCTTATGAGCATCATTGATGCCTCCGAGACCCTCATGGTTGAGGATAGGTGCCCACTTCTCCTGAAGGTGTTCAGCATTGAAACCTTGCATTTGAATTTACCTTGTTAAAAATTTTAGTTTGATTTATAATTAAAAAATCACTTTTTAGAAACTCTAGTCAGAGTATCGAGATATGATTCCATTAAACCAGTAACTGGTTGTGCAATGGACTCTGAACTCTCGGAGATATTCTCTGAAGTGTCTCTTTGAGCACCAGCATTTTCTGGGAAATATGAATTTCTCAGGGTTGCTAGTTTCTCACGATAGTTGTCTTCACTATCAAACTCAACATTTTCGGCAAGAGAAGCGAGTTTATCCTTCTGGGAAAGTGCTAGACCTTCACAGACCTCGGAGAAGATTGCTTCAGCAACCGACTCAGCTAATCTTTGATTAAGAGCAACGTTAGATTTAATTTGCTCGTTGAGTTTATCTTCCATTTCATCTAATTTCTCTACCATTGCGGTAGTTACATCATATTTCTCTTCAGGGATTGTTACATAATGATCTTCAAAAAGACTTCTCATTCCAGTCAGGAATGATTCGGTCATTTCTGCCTTGAGACCTTGCTCAATTGCGAGTTGATTTTCAGAAATCCACTCTTCGGCAACATACTCAAGGTATGCGTCAACTCTACTAGTTAGTTCTTCCTTAATAACGGAAACTTCTTCTTCGAGAGTTGTTTCGTATTGTGCCTTCAGTTCTTCTTGAACTTCGGCAACTTTTGTTTTGATAGCAGTTTCAAAAATGGTACGTGCTTTCTCTTGGAAGTCTTCGGAAAGTTCTTCACCGGCAAGCAGTGCTTCAACATCTTCTTCGATGTTATATTCTGCTTCTGGTGCTTGCTCTTCTTCGGATACAACTTCTTCTTCAGAAGTTTCTTCTTCGGAGACTACATCTTCAGCAGATGCAGTGGTCTCTTCTTCTTCGACTACTTCACCTTCGACTTGCTCCTCTTCCTTCATACCCTTAGGCATGGGTTCAGCAGGTTTAGCACCCCTGTTCACAATGTCTTTGACAGTTGCGATTTTAGGTTCTGCAAGTTTAGCAGAGTTGTCGTCTACTTTATAGTTTTCTGGAGTAGGGCCACCGAGATCTTCGTAACTACCAGTTTGACCAGGGGTCGAAACACCAGAAGCATTGCTTCCGGATTTTGGCATTACCTCAGATGCAGCAGCTCCTTTAGTTACTACGTTTTCCATTTCTTGTAAATTGCTACCAACGGACATTTGATTGTATTAGATTTTTATACTAATATATTTATTTATAATTTAAAGATTTGATAAGAATTCGTTGAATAGGTTCAACTTATGCTCTTCAAGAACTTTTTGGTCAACGAGAGTATTAATTCTCTTCTGAGTTCTTTCTGCAAGTTGCTCACGAAGAATTCCTCCTTCCCAAACCCACTCTTTTCCTTCCATAATTCCTGATACAAAAGCATCAGGTGCAGAAGGATCGGCAACGATATCAGCAGCAGTTGCTAACATGAAATCTTCACCAACAACTTTTATACCACCACGGTCTTCTTTTAAAGAACCAACACCACGAGAAGAAACTCCAAGCATTACACCTTCATCTAAAAGTGAAGATGCAATTTTACCCATAGGAGTATTAAGGATTTGTGCTTTACCTCTAAAATTACTACCCTCTTGAGTGAGTGAAGTGATCTTATGAGAAACACGATCAAGATTTACGGTAGGTCCATCAGGATGACCAAGTTCTCCAAGAGCACGTCCCTTTTGGACGAATGCTTCATTATATCTTTTTACTTCACGAGAAAGAGTCTCCATAGGATACATTCTTTTATTACGATTTTCGAGGTCTGCTTGAAGGAAAACACCTTCAATATAAAGTTTCTTATTAGAACCTTTACCTTCGGTAATAATCTTTACGTTTGAAATTTCTTCTGTGATGAGTTTCATATTCTTATGAGATGTTGTATGCTACTTTTGCTACTTTAACTGAAGTACCATTTGAAGCGGCAGATAATTTATCAGTTGGTTCTTTTTCGAGAATAACAGTTTCACCATTTACTACCGTAAGACTTCCAATAGCACCATCACTTGCATCGGTTCTTGAAATAACCAATGCCCCAGAGTGACCATTATACAGTCGAACTACAGTTGCGTTGTCAACATTGGAAGCAGCATTTAAATTACCTTCTGCTGCCAGAACTTTGATAATCATTCTTCTGATTCCTCTTTTGATTCTTCTGGTTCATCAAACATGGATGCGCCAACTGTTGGACGAATAGTATTAATACGTTCTGCTGCTTTTGCATACAAAACGTCTTTAATTCTGTCACTAATATCAGATGCCGACGAATCGGATCCGACTAAATTTACAATTTCTTCCATGAAAATTTAATATATGTATATTTTATATTTATATCTCGGCAGCTTTACCGTCTACTTCAGTCATTCCACCATCAATTTCAGGTTCCATCGGAACATCACCCATCATGCCCTGTTCACCTTCACCAATCTTAAATAAAAAAATAAAACTTAAAATTCCAACAGCAATTGTAAAACCATTTTTCCTAAAAAAGCTTATTATAGGGCCACCTAATGTGCTGCTTATCCATGTTATAAAATTAGTTATAATATTTTTTGATCCAAGTTTACTTTCTATAAGCTTATCAGTTTCTTTTTGTTTTTTTTGTCTGTCAGTATAAAGAGGCTCATGGACAAACATCAAACCTATATTCATTACAATTACTAGAATTCCTAAAATTAAAAATGTAATTTGCCAGTAATTTGTAACACCCATATTCTCTAAATATTCTGCTGTAAATAAAGCTATTACACCACCTAATTTGTATCCACTCCACCAGCCAACAACAGCCATAGCAGCGCCAGCGGCCATTGATTTACTTTCGTGTTCGCCTATTTGTTCAATTCTTAAAGCATCAACTGTAATATCTTGTGTGGCTGATGCTATAGCAATAATTAAACCAACTGTAATTAGTAGTGCAAGGTTTTCGGTAGGATTAATGAAACTCCAAGTAACAAGACAAGCTAAAATTGCAATTTGCATTAAAACTATCCAGCCTCTTCTATGACCAAGTTTTTTTGTTAGGTAGGGTATTTGAAATCTATCAATAAGGGGGGCC